CCTTATATATGACGTGTGGAGATGGGGAATGGGGTGCGGAGGTTTATGGCTGTGCATCAGACCGGCAGCAGGCATCCATTGTATTTGATGTGGCAGTGGATATGGTAGACCAGTGCCCGGCGTTGAAAAAGCGGATAAAGCCGGTTATGTCTGTAAAGCGTCTGGTCTATAAGCCTACAAATAGTTTCTATCAAGTGCTTTCTGCAGAAGCCTATACCAAACATGGCTTGAATGTCCATGCGGTTATCTTTGATGAGCTTCATGCCCAGCCGAACCGTGAATTATTCGATGTCATGACAAAAGGCTCTGGTGATGCAAGAACACAGCCGCTGTTCTTTTTGATTACGACAGCAGGAAATGACCGGAATTCCGTATGTTTTGAACAGCATCAGAAAGCGAAAGATATTATCCTTGGAAGGAAGATTGACCCGACCTTTTATCCGGTCATTTATGGGGCTTCCGAAGATGAGGACTGGTCTTCGGAAGATATCTGGTATCAGGCGAATCCTTCCCTTGGACATACGATTGATATTGAGAAGGTGCGGAATGCTTATTTAAGTGCAAAGGACAATCCGGCAGAAGAAAATATTTTCCGGCAGCTCCGGCTGAACCAGTGGGTGAAGCAATCTACCCGGTGGATGCCAATGGATAAATGGGATGCCTGTGATTTTCCGGTGGAAATGGAATCCCTAAAGGGCAGGGAGTGCTATGGTGGTCTGGATTTATCCAGTTCTATTGATATTACAGCATTTATACTGGTATTTCCGCCGAGAAGTGAGGATGAGAAATATATTATCCTGCCATTCTTCTGGATACCGGAAGAAAATATGCGGCTCCGGGTGCGGCGTGATCATGTACCATATGACGTATGGGTGCAGCAGGGATACTTGGAGACCACGGAAGGGAATGTTATCCATTATGGATTTATAGAAAAGTATATTGATGACCTTGGGAAGCGGTTCCATATCAAAGAGATTGCATTTGACCGATGGGGAGCGGTGCAGATGGTGCAGAATCTGGAGGGCTTGGGATTTACAGTAGTTCCGTTTGGGCAGGGGTTTAAGGATATGTCACCACCGTCCAAACGGCTGATGGAACTGACTCTGGAGAAACGCTTATCTCATGGTGGCCATCCGGTACTCCGTTGGATGATGGATAATATTTTCATCCGGCAGGACCCGGCGGGGAATATTAAGCCGGATAAGGAAAAATCTACAGAGAAGATCGATGGTGCGGTGGCAACAGTTATGGCTTTGGACCGGGCAATCCGGAATGAGGCAGATAGTGGTGGAAGCGTGTATGATGACAGGGGGATTTTAGTGTTTTAGCATTTTTCTTATCTTATAAAAACTTTAAAAAATCAATACTAGATTTGCGGTACAATTCTATTGACATATGAACTGAATTATGTTATATTCTAGCCAGGAACAGTCGAAACGATTTATGCGGTACATTTCAAGGAGGATAAGAATATGGGTAGACCAGGTTATATGTCAATTTATGCAGATGAAAAAACACAGAAGATTTTTGATGAGTATTTAGCTATTAAGGGGATCAAAAAAACAGATGCACTTACAGATATGTTAGAAATTTATATGATTAGTCAGGATGAGGATTTATATCTTAATTTAAAGAAAAAGGCAATGAATATTGATGTTGCTAAAACAATGATTTTGCAGAGAGAAGACAGAACAGAAGTAAACGATTATATTTTCATGAAACTAAGTTTTTCTAGTGATGTATATGGCAATGAACTGGATGGAGAAGGGACAATGGAGGCATATATAAATAACCTTCAGGACAATGGATTAGGATATACTTGGTTCAGTACACAGTCTCTTCACTTTGGTATGAGTAAAGAGAAAGTTGCTTATTATAATAAGATGATTAAAAACGGTGATATTGTAAAAATGTTATTTGCAGTTGTTGGATTAAATGATGTTAAATATTCAGCAGTTGTTAAAGAAATTGTATCAAGCCGGGAGGAAACTACCTGTCCCGGTGATACAGCAGCAATTCCTGATGAATTTGGAAAAGAAGAAACAGCTAGGATATGGATTAAGATATCTAATATAACAGAGGAAACTGATATTAGTGCAGATATGCTTAGTTTTAGGAGCAATGGTAATAGTGTAAAAGCTGCTATTTCAAAAGGACAGTTTCATTTTGGATATGTATATTTAAAGGATAAGTAAAAATTCTCTTTTGATGAGTATAAAAAATAAGTTTTGCAAATGAAGTGCTTCTTTGGAGGCGCTTTTTTTGCGTTTTGCCCGGGAGGAACTATATGAAATTAACTTCTATTTTAGGTATAAGAGGTGCACGGGATAAGCCAAGAGATAGTTACAGTGGTTCCGCTTATTCCTTTTTATTTGGACGGACAACAAGCGGAAAGCCAGTCAATGAACGGACGGCCATGCAGACCACAGCGGTTTATTCTTGCGTGCGGATACTGGCAGAGACAGTTGCTTCCCTGCCACTGCACATTTACCGCTATACGGACACGGGGAAGGAGCGGGTGACAGAGCACCCGCTGTACCACATCCTGCATGATGAGCCTAATCAGGAAATGACATCTTTTATATTCAGGGAAACGCTGATGAGTCATTTATTGATTTGGGGAAATGCCTATGCACAGATTATCCGGGATGGTGCTGGCAGGGTAATGGGACTTTATCCTCTGCTCCCTAATAAAATGGAAGTGATCCGTACAGAGAGTGGGCAGTTGATGTATTATTATTCCCGGAATTCAGAGGAAAACCCAAACTTCAATGAAATGGGGAGAATTGCATTAAAGCCGGAGGATGTGCTGCATATTCCGGGACTTGGTTTTGATGGTCTGGTGGGTTATTCACCAATTGCCATGGCAAAGAATGCGGTTGGTATGACTTTGGCTTGTGAGGAATATGGGGCCAGTTTCTTTGCGAATGGGGCGAATCCGGGAGGTGTTCTGGAACATCCAGGGATATTGAAAGATCCCAAAAAGGTACGGGATTCCTGGAATGAGGTATATCGTGGTACAAATAATGCTCATAAGGTGGCGGTACTGGAAGAGGGCATGAAGTATCAGCAGATTGGTATTCCTCCAGAGGAAGCACAGTTTCTGGAAACAAGGAAGTTCCAGCTTAATGAAATTGCCCGCATGTACCGTGTCCCACCCCATATGATTGGGGATTTGGACAAATCCAGTTTTTCAAACATTGAAAAACAATCATTGGAATTTGTAAAGTATACATTAGATCCCTGGGTTATCCGGTGGGAACAGTCTTTACAGAAATCACTGTTGCTTCCCCAGGAGAAGAAGGCGTATTTCATTAAGTTAAATGTAGATGGACTGCTCCGTGGGGATTACCAAAGCAGGATGACAGGCTATGCCACAGCCAGGCAGAATGGCTGGATGTCTGCCAATGATATTCGGGAGTTGGAAGATTTAAATCCGATACCGGAAGAGGAGGGTGGAAACCTTTATCTGATCAATGGAAATATGACTAAATTGAAAGATGCCGGATTATTTGCCGGAAATAACACAGGGCAGGAACCAACCTGACAGTAATTGTGGCTGGAAGGGAGGTTCTTTTTGTTTGCAGAAAGTGAGGGATGCAGTTGAAACGGAAGTTTTGGAATTGGATAAAGAATGAAGACGCAGATTCAAGGACGCTTTATCTGGATGGCGAAATTTCGGATGAGACCTGGTATGGAGACGAGGTAACGCCGGAACTATTTCGTAAAGAGTTGGAAGCCGGAGCGGGAGATATCACAGTTTGGATTAATTCTCCCGGAGGGGATGTGTTTGCGGCGGCACAGATTTACAACATGCTGATGGAATATAAGGGGCGTATCACTGTCAAAGTGGATGCCCTGGCAGCGTCAGCCGCCTCCGTGATAGCCATGGCCGGTACAACGGTACAGATGTCTCCGGTGGCAATGATGATGATCCATAACCCAATGACTATAGCCATTGGGGATTCGGAGGAAATGAAGAAAGCAGGAGCCATGCTGGATGAAGTAAAAGAAAGTATTATGAATGCCTACGAAATCAAGACAGGTTTGAACCGTACAAAACTTTCCCATTTAATGAATGCGGAAAGCTGGTTCAATGCCAGAAAGGCAGTGGAGCTGGGATTTGCAGATGAAATTTTAGATAAGGACAGGGCAGCGGAAAAAGAAGATGGCCTGGCAGTAGCCGGGCTGATGTTTTCCAGGGCAGCGGTTACCAATTCCCTGTTGAATAAGCTGCTCCCGAAATCGGATGAAAAGAAAACACCAATAGAGCAATTAGAAAAAAGATTAGAACTTATATCACATTAAAATGGAGGACGTTGTAATGAGTAAAGTATTGGAATTAAGGGAAAAGCGTGCAAAAGCATGGGAGGCGGCCAAGGCATTCCTGGACAGCAAAAGAGGAAATGACGGACTTTTATCCGCAGAGGATACGACAGCTTATGAAAAAATGGAAAAGGATGTAGTGGATTTAGGGAAGGAGATTGAACGTCTGGAACGGCAGGTGGCCATTGATGCGGAACTGAATAAGCCAACCGCTACACCACTTACCAACAAACCGAATGGAAACCCGGATGGGGAGGAGGAAAAAGGCCGTGCTTCGGATAAGTACAGAAGGTCGTTCTGGAATGCTATGCGGCAGAAGAATTTCTACGATGTGGAGAATGCCCTGCAGGTGGGTACGGATTCCGAAGGAGGTTATCTGGTGCCGGATGAGTTTGAACGCAATTTGGTAGATGCTCTGGAGGAAGAAAATTTCTTCCGCAGCATTGCCACGGTGATCCAGACTTCCAGCGGTGACCGGAAGATTCCGGTGGTGGCAAGTAAGGGTGAGGCAGCATGGATTGATGAGGAAGGAGCATTCCCGGAATCGGATGATACCTTTGGGCAGGTGTCTATTGGAGCGTATAAGGTTGGCACAATGATTAAGGTGTCTGATGAATTGTTGAATGATAGTGCATTTAATCTGGAGGCTTACATCTCTAAGGAGTTCGGTAGAAGAATCGGCTCCAAGGAGGAGGAAGCCTTTTTTGTTGGAAACGGTACGGGCAAGCCTGCGGGAATTTTAGGTGCTACAGGCGGTGCGGCAAATGGAACCACAACTTCCACGGCGAACATCTCTTTTGATGATGTAATGGATTTATTTTATGCTGTAAAATCCCCATACCGTAAGAAATCTGTGTGGGTGCTGAATGACACCACGGTGAAGGTACTGCGGAAGCTGAAAGATAATAATGGCAATTATATCTGGCAGCCTTCCGTACAGGCAGGGCAGCCGGATATGATTCTGAACCGTCCGTACCATACTTCTTCTTATGTACCGGAAGTGGCGGCCGGCAAGAAAGTCATGGCTTTTGGCGATTTTTCTTATTATTGGATTGCTGACAGACAGGGCAGGAGTTTTAAACGTCTGAATGAACTGTATGCAGCGAATGGGCAGGTGGGATTTCTGGCAAGCCAGCGTGTGGACGGCAGGCTGATTCTTGCCGAGGCGGTGAAGACCATGACCATGAAGGCAGGTTCATAAGAATATGGAATGTATAGAATTGTAAGAACGGGGAGGTGACAGGGAATGTCAATGGTGACGTTGGAGGAAGCAAAGCAGTATCTGCGTGTGGACAGTAGTGATGAGGATGCTTTTATTGGCGGTCTTTTGGAGACTGGGGAGCGGATGTGCCGGGATGTGGCGCGGCTGGAGACGGAGGAGCTGGAGCAGCATTTTCCTATGGTGAGGATTGCCGTTCTGTATGTAACGGCGTATTTGTATGAACACCGGGAGCTGGCAGAACATGACGGTTTAGTACAGACATTGCGTTCCCTGTTGTTTGGTATCCGGCGGGAGGTGTTCTGATGGCGGCAGGGGAATGGGGCAGCAGGAACACCGTTCTAAAGACAGCACTTGGGGAGTGGAAAGAGCGGATCACTATTCAGAAAAGTGTCCTCAGAACTGATAAGGTGGGGAACCAGGTGCTTTTCTGGGAGGACTATTATACCTGTTTCGCATATGTAAATAACCTTTCCGGGAAGGAATACTGGGAGGCTGCACAGGTTAATGCTCAGAAGGAAATTTATTTTCTAATCCGGTATTGTTCGGAGATAGCCAATATGGACACAGAGCATTACCGTGTGCTGTTTCGGGGAGAGATTTACAATATTACTTTCCTTGATAATGTGAAGTGCCAGAATAAGGCCTTGAAGTTGCGGGCTTCTCTGACAAAGAGGTGAGTGGGGTGACGGATCGGAGAGTGACAGTGGATCAGATGGCGGATGCTATTATGGAGGGGCTTTTGGAGTATGCAGAGCTTGCCACAGATACTATGAAAGATTGTGTGAAGAAGGCTGGCAATACGGTGAAGAAAGAAACACAGGACAATGCCCCGGTAAAGTCTGGGCGGTACAAGAAAAGCTGGGCAGTAAAGCGGCAGAAGGAGACCAGCACCACGTTGGAAATGGTGGTACACAGCAAGAACCGCTATCAGCTTACCCACTTGTTGGAGAAGGGGCACGCCAAGCGAGGAGGCGGCAGGGTGAAGGCAATACCGCATATCGGACCAGCGGAGGAAAAGGGCCTCCGTGAGCTGGAAGACAGTATTAAGAGAGGGCTTTCCAAATGAATCATGAAGATGTGTTAATAATGATGGAGGAGATGGGGCTGCCTTTTGCCTATGACCATTTTGTGGAAGGGGAAGCACCAGAGCCTCCGTTTCTTGTGTTTTTGTATCCGAAGGCTGCTAATTTTGCAGCGGATGGGGTTGCGTATTTTAAGATTAACCGGCTTGATATCGAAGTGTATACGGATTTAAAGCAGCCGGATTTAGAAGAACAGATAGAGGCAGTGCTGTTAAAACACGACATTTTTTATGCCAAGAGTGAAGTGTGGATTGAATCGGAAAAGTTGTATGAAGTGTTGTATGAGATGGAGGTATAGACCCTATGAATAATAAAGTGAAGTTTAACATTTGCAACTGCCATTATGCGTTGCAGAAATTATCGGAGGAAGGAGAGTTGACCTTTAAGACTCCGGTGGCGATGCCTGGAGCAGTATCTTTGGCTCTGGACCCGAATGGGGAGCCGGAATCCTTTTATGCGGATGGGATTGAGTATTATATTATTGCCAACAACATGGGCTATGATGGGGATTTAGAATTGGCGCTGATTCCGGAGAGTTTTAGGACGGATGTGTTGAAAGAAGAGGCAGATTCCAATGAAGTGCTGGTGGAGAATGCTAATTC